CCGTAGACGCAAAGTTCTTGGCATTATTCCTAACAGTGTCAAGAAAACGCCCCTCATCCGATCCGTTAATGACATAATAATCTGCCCCTAACTGGTTACATAAACATTTAGCAACAGTGGTCTTTCCAATACCTGGAGGACCAGATAGAAGCATATTAGGGATCTCACCTTGAGATAAAAAATCCTGAAAAGTTTTTTTAATGTTTTCAGGTAAAATACAATCTTCAATTGTCTGGGGTCTGTATTTTTCAACCCAAATAAAGTCACTCATAATTAAAAATAGGATCGATTGGATTGACCTTATTAAGATCAACATCCCCAAGATTCAAATTAATAGCAATAGTAGTTTTCCTAGTATCACTTCTAATAAGAGGAGATCTGTGTATTATATACGATGGAAATATTATAACATCACCTTCACCACATTCCATTTGAAATGTGTCTTTTTTTTGAATATCGACAAATTCTGTACTATATTTTGCATCATCTAATTCAACAAAATAAGACATAGAAATACTAGAATTTCCATGAAAATGCCAACCGTGAAAATCATTATTATTATATTGTTGGAACCATACTCCCATTATTCCAAAATTTCCTGCCCAATATTTGTGGCAAATTTCATCCCACAAAGGAGTTAAATTTTGACTTAAAACATTAAAATATTCTGGAAATGATTCCAAATTATCATAGAAATCTGTCTTAGTTACATAATCTGGACTTGGATTTATTTGTTCATAATCAGATATAAGATCTAATAAATTAGACTTTATTTGAGAATGACATTCAAGTGTATGTTTCCAAACAAGATCTCTACTCATAATCTTCTTGCATTACCACATCTTTTAGCAGTAGGATATTGTGCATCAAATATTTTACCAGCATAAACTTGGTTATCTGCTTGCACAATAGCCTTATGATATTTGGTTCCTGTGGTAGGTAATCTATATGTTACTTCCCAATTTGCCATAACCATAATTATCCAAAAGTAGAATCTGGTTCTAATGCAATATAATACTTAAGATTATAAGTACTATTTTTAAATTCAGAAAGTAATTTTGAAGAAACTGCAACATCATAAGATCCAGGAATTATCTTAATATTTTCAACTTTAAAATTGAAACTAAATTCCTTATCAGTTTCTCCTACATCAACAGAATAACTATTTGATGTATCGTTCTTCTTATCACGAACAACAATCTTAACTACACCTGCTTCACCAACAACACAAAGATCTGGTAATTGATATACTGCTGCTGCTTTAAGCAACTTATCTAAAGCAGTACTCTCCAACTGAAAATGAACATCTTCAGAGGGAAGTGTTATTTGCTTATCTGGTGGAGAAATAATAACCTGTGGATCAGCATAGAAATACTTAACCTTCCTTCTACCCTCACGAATTGTAAGATAAGATTCTTCACCAAAATCCATATCAGGATCTTGATGTAAACTTAATCCATTAAGAAATTGGTTTAAATCATATACACCGAATTGTCTAGGAAAATCCTCTTCAATTTCTGCTTCTGCTAAAATATTCTTAGCAACAGACATTGTGCGAAGTTGTGTTCCTTCCTTTACAAGAATTGAATTATTAATACCTGCAAAGTTCTTTAGAATAGTGAGAGTTTTATCAGAAAGTTTCATAACGAGTGTTAGTGTATTCGGGTTCTTTAGTATTTCCGCTAAAGTAGTATAGAAGAGCAGTATAATGCATTGCCTTCAACAAGTCACGCTTTCCTTGCCCCTTCTTATCATAACGACTTAAATACTTGATTGCATTAGAACGGCAGAAAGATTCCGCATCGCCAACCGATTCGATAAGATCAAGTGTTTGGACGTTATTGTGCTCGGAAGTATAGTGTCCACCATATGTTGTGGAGATATAATCCTGAAGAGCTTTAATAGTTTTATCTTCTTCATATTTTCTAACATTAGGATTTTCTATAGAAGGTTTGTTTTCTTCTACTACTCCATGTTGTCCAATACTAAATGAAACTGTATCATCATCCATCGGCATCATATCAGGAATAGGATAATTTGATGTATCAATACTTATCTCACCATAGTTAATAGGATCAACAAAATATGTAGTACTATTCATCGATTCTGTTGTTAATCCTATGTGGATATCAGAAGAAAAATCAGTAATATATTCAAAAGTTGATCCAATCCCAGTAATGTCAAAACTAGCATTATCAGTAACTATTGGATCATATTCATCACTCTCTTGTGGAGTGACACGATTTTTATCAGTCATCTTATTCTTTCCGTAAAGTTCATCGTAAAGTAGTGCCCAAGCATTCATAATGATATTATATCAAGTGTTTAGAATTTAGTCAAGAGATAAAACCATGATAGTCTAAATTCCCAACTAAAGCAATCCTTTCTTCACTTTCATTATCCTCTGCATTAACCCAATGAGTAGAGTGTGCAGAAAACATAGTAAGATAACCTTCTTTTGCTGGAATTTCTTCCCCATCAACATTCAAAGGAGCTGAATTTTCATCAGCTTTAGAATAATAACTGAAACTAATTGAAGAAGGAAAATGATTATGAGGACTAACACCTTGTCGACCATTATAAACAATACCCCAACATTCTTCTAAATGAAAACCTTCTGGATTCCATCTTCTTGTATTAAGAGTATGATTTAAAATTTTATCATACTTATCATCATCAATCATTGAATCTAAAGCAAATGTAATTGCAACTCTTGGAGTAATACTTAAAACTAATTCTAAAATTTTTGTTACTGCCTCATTATTAAATGTGTGAAGATTAAATGGTGTAATAGATGCAGCACGTTCACTATCCATATTAAATTCCCTAACCTTTTTAGAAAGATTTGATTTTATAAAAGAATTAATATCAGGATTTAACTCCTGAATATCAATTCCAAAATCAGCAACATTAATTTGAGTAATTATCATGAAGAGATTGGATAATTTGAATAATGATTTATTTCTGCTGGCACATCATTAATATTTAATTCATGAACATTAAATGAAATTGTTATTCGTTCAACATCACTTTTAAATGGATAAACAGCATGCCAAAGATCTGAAGGAAACAAATACATATAACCACTCTTAGGGCGAACAAGAATATGCTGATTACCAAAAATAAATTCTAAACAACCACAAGCTTTTGCTGTATAATCACTAGTTTCTCTTTCATTTTCTATTTTATCAGGAATATCAACAAAAACTACAGCACTAAGTCTTCCAGAATGATTATGTATTGGATTAAATTCACCATTTTTTTGATAATTAATCCAAGGACCTTCTCCTAAATTGTAGGTTACTTTTGCTTCATTAATATTAAAAGGTACTTCTTCAATAAGACAGCAATTCTTAATACTATTATGTCGACTATGCTTTTCGTGTAGATAATTTAAAATATGTTCATTAAGAAAACCAACAAACTTATCTGGATCATATGGTGATAATCTTTGTTCATCTATATTGCCAACCAAATACTCTTTGGCAGATAATGAAGTTCGATAATCATCAACACCTTCAAGAAGGAAATCATGAAATTTCCCTCTTATATCTGCCTTATAAATCAAAGGTCCAAATGGTATGCAAACACTATGCATTTATATCCTCATTAGGTAATTGGAAATCAGCATCTACTTTGTCATATAACTCAAGAAATGCTTGCTTAGTCTCATCATCAAATCTGTTTACACAAACTTGAATTGCTTTTGCTTTATCGTTAAAAATACTAAAAGCACGAACAATGTGAACTAATCTACGAGTACTAATAATCTCATCAATACCACCATCATAGAATGTTTTGCGGATAATGTCACCCCAATCTACAAGTCTTGCAAGAAAATCAGTATCAGTAACACCTAACTGTGCTGCAACACCACCAAGAATCTTTTTCTCTACAGAAGGTGCTGGATAATCCTGCTCAAAGGTAACTGGAAATCTCTCAAGGAATGCTTCATTAAGAACATTAGTTCCAATAAATCTACCATCATCAGATCCTTTACCCTTTGTGTTAGCAGTAGCAATAACATTGAATCCTACCGTAGGTCTGACAAACCTACCGATTTTTTTGAGGAACACCCCTTTACCTTCAAGTATGGGTTGGAGGCATAGGATTTTGTTACTAGCCAAGTCAACCTCATCGAGTAACAAGATTGCTCCTCGTTCAAGTGCTTCAATGACAGGTCCGTTATGCCAAACTGTTGCCCCATCAACAAGGCGAAACCCACCAATAAGATCGTCTTCATCAGTTTCAATAGTAATGTTTACACGAATCAATTCTCTCTTAAGTTGAGCACATGCTTGCTCCACACCAAAAGTCTTACCATTACCTGAGAGTCCAGTAATGAATGTAGGATAAAACTGCTTTGATTTTATTATATTCTTAACATCATTAAAAGATCCAAACTTAACAAAAGTATCATCACTTTCAGGAACAAGATCTTGTTCTACACGAGAAGTAACTGCAGGAGCAGCAAATGCTTTTTCTATTTTTTCAACTTCCTGAACTGTAACTTCAAGATTCCACTTACCTTTTGCTACATTATACTTCTTTAATTTTTTTGTAACTGTTTGATAGGAAATATCATTAACAGCACAAAATCCACGGATATCAGCAGCAGTGAACTCAGATCCATATGTTCCTCTTAGTCCATCAACTATTTGATCTTCTGTCATTTTGATTTCAAATGCCATAATGTAAGTGCTTTATTTAGTTGAACATATTATAAGACAAAAAAAGGGGTCTTACGACCCCTAATGTACCACTTTGTTAACTGGTACTAACTATCCATATTAGCAATATGTTCTTCTAATTGTTCTACCAATTTTGGTTGAGATAATCTTCTATCCAACTCAATACCAACTGTTCTACCAATTTCTTCTAACTTAATTTTTGAAAGATATTTTAAATCTGGTATATCAACTGGTGAAGCAGTTACTTCTGGAGATGTAGCAACAGGCATATCATCCAAAGGATTCTCATACACAGGAGGAGCAGGAGGACTTACTACTTCTGCTACTTCTTCTTCTGCTCTTGGTGGTTCATCTACCACAGAAGGTGCAGGTGGAACAGGGGGAGCAGTAGTTCCAGCAACTCCTGACTCATGTGTTGTATAGTCTAATCCTGCTAATTCAGAGAACTTACTCATAACTCTATTTAATTCCTCTAGTTATTTATTATTCAGAAGTCTCAGGTTCAGGAGTTTCTTCTGTATTTGTTTCTGGTGCAGATTCTTCCTTTGGTGCATGAACCTTAGCATATGCAGCCAATAACCCTTCCGCATCTTTAGGTGTAATTCTAGGCATAGTAAAAATTGTAAGGTATTTTTATTTATACTACCAAATCTACAAATTCTCCCAGAATCTTTTTATTCATCTTTTTACCCTTTAAACTCTTAAAGAATGCTCTTTTAATTTGTGCTTTTGTAGCATCACTCTCAACTTCAAACTCATCATCAGATGATAAAGCAGCTGCTGATAATCCAAAATAACTATCATATCCAGAACATTTAATACTGAATGACTTAGTTTTTTTCCAATCCTTTGTTGCTCTTTCAAACTCTTTTCCAGAATATCCACAATACTGGCGAATAAAATAATTACCATCTCTAGGAGATAATAAACGAATACCAACAAAATTCATATCAGTAAATTTATCCTTTAGATTTCTTATTAAAATTGAAGTACTTTCTCTCCAATTATCAGTAAATTTATAAACAGTACCAGTTGTTCTATCCCTTAAAAAAGTATTCCATCCAACATAATTAGTTCCTAAAAAAGGATCTTCTTCCCAAGGTCTTTGCACTTCTCTATGATAACGTATTGGATTTGCTTCACCATCAGTAAGAATTACACACTGAACTTTTTGTAACTGATGATTCTTTTTAAATTGAGGAAGAATCTTATGTAAACAAACAAGTGTTTCATTTAAAGGTGTTCCTGAAAGATTCATTCCTAATGGAACACCATACTGAGTCCAGCTATTTCTATTAAAAGTTTTAGCACATCTGAAAATATTAAGCATTTGCTTTTCCAATTCCTTTCCATTTACATTACTAGTAAATAAATTCATTAAACTAAAATTATGCTCTAATGCTGCTACTCCTGATTTTGGAACATAAGATGAATGACAATTTGGTTTACCTTCTTCATCACAATTTGGGAAATTTAAAGTAAAAGCATATACTTCAAATGGAATAGAAACTTTTCTACAAAACCAAATTAAATTGTAAAGTTGTTTAATAGTATCTTCCATTACATCTGCCATTGATCCAGACCAATCAAGAATAAACACTAACCCATGATTTTTTCCATCAGGAACTACATTTATCTTTTTGAAAAGATCTTCATTAAAATTATAAGTATGAAGTTTTGATGTATTAAGAATACCTGTTTTTGCTACTGTAGAACGAGCATATGAATCAGCAGCTTTCTTACACTCAAATTCTTTAACCAAATAACTTACTTCTTTCTGTGCTGATTTTTTAAATTTAGTATACTCAAGATCAACCATAGTAAATACTGTCATATTTTCCAATTCTTCTTCACTTACATTAAACACATATGGTGTTTTATCTTTATAATCTTCCCAATTTCTATGACATAAATGATGAATTAATTCATTAGAAATGATTATTTTATCTAAATTTATCTCAGGAAGTTCTACATAATGATTTTCAGCAGTATCATTATCAACCAAATCTTTAACAGCATTATTAAAAGATTCTACTGTTTCAACATCTGGTTCAAGATTCTCAAGTTGCTCTTGCAATTCTTCTATAGTTGGTTGAACTTGAGATGATGATTGTGTAGTTTGATACTCTACATCAATTTTATTTCCATCTTCACCATCATCCTCTTCATCATACTCACTATCATCTTCACCTAAATCTGGACGACCAGATCCTTTTATATCCACACCAATACTCTCTGCAGATTCTGCTTCTGCAATCTGTTCTTTAAGATCATCTTCCATTTGATGCTGACAATAAGAATATAGAACTCTAGCAGCATTTACAGCATCATCAAAAGACTCTGAATTTCTAACTAAATCGACAATCTCCTTTTCAGAAACTGAAAAAGATATATCAACGAATGAACCAATCTTAAAGTATAAATTAATCCTATCAGCAAGATTAAAGTCAGCAATATTTTTATCAGCAACATCAAAGAAATCATCATCACTCAACTCATGATAACCGTTATAGAAAGTTTTTGCAATACCCCCATATCTACGTCTCATTAATTTTTCAATTCTTGCATCTTCTGTAATGTTTATAAAAGTATGAGGAACATCTTTAGGTGGTTCCACATCAGGAGTATAAAGGGCGTGTCCAACCTCATGTGCAACTAGAGAATCATAAACATTATTACTTGCTTTCTCCCACATAGGAAGCGTTAAAACCCTTGTATGCACATTAAATTCAGCAGTTTCTACTTTCTTATGCTCAACTATAAGATCTTCAGTAGCAAGAAGTTTAGCAAGTTGTGATTTAATTTCGTGGCAAACAGGCATAAGTAATTCCTTTTAATGTACCTATCATACTAGAAAACCGCCTCTTAGGGGCGGTTTGTAGACGGTTTATCAACTGTCTACACCTTTCTCTAAGAAAAATACTTGATTACACCTATAATTTTCCCAATGTACTTGTGGATAAGAGAACAGAGGTATATCTCTAAAGAATCTATCATTAACAATATTCATACTATGAGGAAACTTAGAACCATCGAAAAGGACTAATGAATTATATTTGGATTTAAAGGTTTTTAAAACGGAATAGAGTTCTTTTGGTCTCCAAGACAAATAATGTTCTGGTGCAGATAATCTATATTCCCATTCTGGATTCTCACAAACTACTGGATCAAAAAGATTAGTTCCAGAATCTTCCTCATTTTTATTAAAGTATACTATACCATTCCAACCAAGATCTAAATGAGGCCACCAAAAACAGTTTTTATAATCATTAAAATCATTCTTAGAGAATCTAGACATGTTAGTATAAATGATGGGATCATAACCCACTCCACATAAATCACCTAAAAACTTATAAACACCCTCCAATCTATAATCCTTTAATATTAATCTCCTCTCATTAAAATACAAACTATTATATGATGGACTTTCTTTAATTTTCCATAAAGGAACTTCTCTATTAAAAAGATAATCAGCAACTTTTTCAGGATTTTTATAAAAATTATCTATAATATAAATCTTTGTTCCTAATAAAAATTCCCTTTTTACTTCAAGATTTTTATTTAATTCAAACATAAGATAAAAGAACCTCGCTTTTTAGGCGAGGTATATAAACGACTAATTAACTGTTTTCGTCTTTCTTTAGCACTTCGGAGTGCTTGTGGTTTAAGATGGCGTTTCTGTTCCTTCTTAGAATGATGCTGCCAATTTGGGATATTCATTGGTAGTTGTAGCTTGAATCTCCATGATACACCTTACCGTGTGGCATGAAGTTCATTGCAAGGGAATAC